CCGCAGGCCGTACATCTCGTCCAGCGCCCGCACCGCCTCCTTGAAGTCGCACCCGCAGATCCCCATCACCAGGTCGATCACGGTGCCGTGGGCGTGGCAGACGAAGCAGTGGTATCCGCCGTTGGAAGGGTAGAGCTTCAGATTCCGGTTCTGTCCCCGGTGGAAGATGCAGGCGCACCGCCCGTCCCGGTCGACGTCGAGCCCGAACCGCCTGCCGGCGTCGATGGCGCTGATGGTCTGCTTGATGATTTCTGCGGCACCCCTAAAATCTGACATATCGTTTCTCCTGTTTTATCTTTCTCGCAGAAAGCCCAGGTCACGCCGTAGTTATCCGCCATGGTCTGCATGATGCCGGCCAGGCGCTTGGAGGAGACGGGCGGAGCCTTCGGCATAGGCCGTTTCGCCGCCCGGCAGTAAGGGTTCAGCGTGCCGTCCAGGCGCTGCTGATATTGGACGGCGCGGGGGTTGACCCACGCCGCCACGTCCTTCACGTCCTGGATGCCGCCCTCCTCCACCAGCACCACCAGCCGGATGCCCGCGTCCCGGGCGCGGATGCACTCGTTTCGGAACCGCTCGTGGTCGCCGATCAGGTTGCCGTAGACCTCCTGCATGTCCTTCTTCGTGTCGATGCAGACCCGCTGGTCGTGCAGCAGCGTCCAGTCCCCCACGTACATCTTGGAGCGGACCACCAGGATGCCCATCGCCTCCAGCGCGGAGAGGATGTGGTCTTTTTTGCCCTTGTGCTCCCGCGTGTCCATGACGATCACTGTGCGCTCCATCCGCTCTCACCTCAGAACGGAAGGTCGTCCGAGGCGACCGGGCTGAAAGATCCGCCCTGCCCGCTGTTGGCGGAGGAGGTGTCGCTGTCCTGCCGCTCGCCGTCGCCCTTGCTGTCCAGGAACTCGAAGTGGTCTGCGATCAGATCCAGCCCGGCCACCTGCTCGTCCAGCTTGTTCTTGTAGCTGTGGGCGGAGGGGCGGCCGGTCACGTAGACCTTGCTCCCCTTGTGCAGGTACTTTGCCGCGACCTCGCCGCCGACGCCGAACACGGTCACGTTGACCCACTCGGTCTTGTTCTCCTTCCCCACGCGGTAGTTCGCCGCCACGTTGAAGCGGGTCAGGTTCTTGCCCTCGCTCCCGTAGGGCTTCACCTCCGGGTCGCGTCCGAGGTTTCCGATAATGTGCATCTGAATCATGTTGGTTTCGCTCCTTTGTCTTTTTGTCTCACCACGGCAGGCCGAGCAGGTACCACACCGCCACGGCCATCACCGTCGCCAGCACCACGCAGATCCCCGCGTGGATCATCGGTCTGTCGTCCAGTTTCAACTCCACTGTCAGGACCATGTTGATGATGATCCCGATCAGGATCACAAGGATTACTCTGAGCATTTCATGTTCTCCTCTTGATTGGTCGGTCTGTCATGTCTGCCATTCCCGCCTTTCCTTATCCCACCCGGCCCGCGTATCGTTGAGGTAGGTGTACACCGCCTCGATCAACCGTTGCCCGAGCGGGTTGTCCGTCATCTGCGCCATGACGCTGATCGCGGTCGCGTTGGTCTTGGACCAGTACTCCGCGCCGGTGCCGGGCGGGTACGCGGCTTTCAGGAAGTCGAACGCGGCCCGGAACGCTTTCTGATGGATGGCGAAGTGGCTTTGATACAATGTCTCATACTCAGCGTCGGATAGGTCGTTTTTCGGCGTCGGGAGATATCGCCTGGTCATCGTGCCTGTTCCGGATGAGCATGCGTTGTGGATTTTGTTCTCACTCATTCCCGTCCCCTCCGCTGTTCAGATATTCAAACAGGTCTGTCTGCCGCTGTCCGAGGACGCTCTTGACGTTCGCCACAGCCTGTCGGTAGTAGCTGTCTTTCAGCTCGATACCCACCGCCTTGCGCCCCATCTTCACCGCCATGTACGCCTCCGACCCGATGCCCATGAACGGCGTCAGGACCGTATCGCCCGGGTTTGTCCAGAGTTCTATGCCGCGCTGGATCACCGGGAGCTGGAGCGGGCAGATGTGCCGCTCGTCCTGTTCCTCCCGCGCCGAGCGGTATTGCAGCGTGTCGTTCGGGTTGATGTCCATCCAGACCGGGCTGGCGTACTTCTGCCATACCCGCACGGGGAATGTCTCGTCCGTGTGCGTCACGCGCTCCGGGTTGTCTCCGGGCTTGCGCATCGTCACGAGGTAGTCCGGAATGCCCTGCCGGCTCATGCAGCTGTCCTTTTTCAGCTGCTTGTGCAACAGGCCAAGCGCCTTTGTCCGCTGCATCGCGGTCACGGGGTCTTTCCAGATGCAAACCTCGCTGTGGTAGATGAATCCAAGTTTCTGGAAGAACTCGATCAGCTCACCGCGGAAGTCGCGGATGCCGATGTATCCGTCCCGCTCCTTGCTGGTCGGGAGGTTCATGCAGTGGAAGCTCATCAGCCGGCCCGGCATCAGCACCCTGTAGAGCTCCTGCCCGATAAACCTGAACTGCTCGTAGAACTCATCGGGTGTCCGGCAGTTGCCCAGGTCGCGGTCGCTGTTGGAATACACATACAGCGATTGGAACGGCGGGGAATAGATGATGTAATGCACGGAGTTATCCGGCAGCATCGGCAGGATTTCCGCGCTGTCTCCGTTGTACAGCGCGTATTCCTTCCCGATCTCCTTGGCTTTGATCAGGCGGGCTGTGTTTTCAGCCATGCGGGCACCTCCATTTTCTCAAACGCATAGTATTCGTCCACGTCCCGTGTCGTCTGGCGCAGGTCGCTTTGCAGATATTCTTTCGTGAACGCGATCAGTTCATCCGTCATGCGTTCCGCATCGGCCTGCTTGCGCTGAATGTTCGCCTTGACCGCGCCCTCCGCGTCGCTGATGATGATGTACACGTCCACGGGCTTGTCCTGTCCGAACCGCCAGCAGCGGCGAACCGCCTGATAGTAGGCCTCAAAGCTGTCTGACAGCCCCACAAAGATTTCAATGTGCGCGTTCTGCGCGTTGATGCCGAACCCGGCGATGGACGGCTTGCTGACCAGCACCCGGTTCTCCCCGTTCAGGAATCCGAGTACGCCCGCTTCCTTCTGTTCCAGCGGCATAGAACCCTCCACCTCGACGGCTCCGTCGATTGCCGCTGTCAGCGCCTTGCTCTCGCTGTTCAGGTCGCACCAGACCAGCACCTGTTCGTCCGTCCCGTTGGCGATCTCCGCCGCCTTGGCTACCCGGTCATCCAGGCTGTTCCGTCTTGCGCTCCGGCGTTCCATCAGCGTTTTCCCGACAGGGGCGAACATCATAATCTGCCCGTCGATCAGCTCTGTCTTGCCGCTGTGAACCGTCACTTCATGAACGCGAAGCTCCGGCAGATCGTAGCCGTTCGCGGGATAGCCGATGTCCTGCGGTCTGCGGAAACAGCAGGCCCATCCGGCCACCCACTCGAAGAACTTCTTCTCCGCGTGGCCTTTCAGCCGCCAGTTCTGCGTCTCCCCGCCGTCGTGTACAAAGAACGTCGCCAGCATTTCCGTCTGCTTCATCACGCCGAGGAACTGCGCGTGGGTGCCCAATTCCATGAAATCGTTCGGCGCGGGCGTGGCGGTGCAGCATAGCTTGAACTTCGTATCCTCGAACATCTCCTGAATCATCTGCCGCGTTTTGCCGTCCTTGTGCTTGATAATTGAACTCTCATCGAGGACGATCCCGCAGAACACTTTCGGGTCGAAGTGTTGAAGCATCTCATAGTTCGTGATGTTCAGCCCGCCCGAACACTCGCTCTGGTCGCGCACCACCTTTACTGTGATGCCGCACTTCTTGCCCTCCCGTTTCGTCTGATAGGCGACCGCCAGCGGCGCGAGGATCAGCACCGGCCCATGCTCATGCTCATGGACTTTCTGCGCCCATTGAAGCAAAAGCCTCGTCTTTCCGGTTCCGCAGTCGGAGAAGATCGCCGCCTTGCCTTTCCGAAGCGCCCATTTCACCACGTCGTTCTGCCAGTCGAACAGCTCTGGATTCCGGTCGTTGCACTCAAACCCGGTCGGGACGGTCCGGATTGCCTTGGTTTTCAGAAATTCCTCATAGGTCATGTCTGTTCGCTCTCTTCCGTTTCGTCCTCGTCGCGCTCGGCGTCGTCCGCCCGTTCGTACTCGCGGCATCGCATATCGTTGCTCACGAAGTCCGCGCAGTACGCGCTGTCGCTGTTGACGCATACGCTCATGAAGTCATCCGAGCGCCATTTGCAGCTCATGCAGTTGGGGAAAATCATTCCTGCGTTTCCTCCGATTCGCCGCTGTTCGCGTCCGCCACGGCCTTGGCCGCCCGGACCTTCGACGCGCAGTCCGCGCACAGCGTCCGGCCGTACTGCTTCGCCGTGTACTCGGCCAGCTGCGTCACGCCCATGTTGCCGAATGGTCTCAGCGGCATCTTGCAGTCCGCGCACAGGACGGGGCTGCCCGGCTCCGGCTTGGTATTGGCGGGTTCATTCGGGATTTCCGGTCGGATGCGGATGCAGTCCACCTTCTCCCCCGTGCTGGGGTTTCGCGCCCCCTCCGGGATGACGTAGAGCTTCACGCGCTTGCCTTCCAGCACGTCCGCGGTGGTGCTCTTGTACAGCTTTTTCAGCACCTTTCGGGCCGATGCGTTGACCACCAGGGGCCGGACCGTCTTGATGCCCGGCACCGTGCTCTCCTTGAATACGATGACTTCCTTCTCTTCTCTGCCCTTGGAGAGCGTGATCGTGCCAAAGTACAGCGCCGCAATCGTCAGAACCGGCTCCGTACCTGGGTCGATGTCCTCTGCGCCCATGTACTCGCTGTCACGGTTCTGTCCGAGCCGTTCTTTTCCGGTCATCCGATGCGTTCTTCTAAGTTCGTCTGGAATCATGGGATGTCTCCTTTCTTTTTCTCAAAAATCGGACAGGTAACGGTCACGCTTCGCGGGTATGCAGTCCCGAGCGTGGCGGCGCGGTAGAGGTGACGTCAGGCGTTCCTGTGTACCCGGCGTTTGAAAACCGTCTCCCCGCATGACGGCGTTCCCGTCCATGGTCTGCGCGGCCTTGATATTGGGCTGTCGGCCTGCGCGTTTATTCGTCATCGAAGTCCGGGATTGCGGCCCATTCCGGGAGGATCAGTTTGCTCTTTCCGTAGTCGGGCCACTCGTCCGTCTCTCGGCATCGTTTCAGCTTGTCCATCAGGTCGATCAGGATCATCGTGCCACGGTCGATGAAGTCTGGACCGACCTCGATCACGTTGACGGCATATGGCGGCTTTTTCTCCACCGCGATGAACCGCCAGTTGATCTCAACGGCCTCTGTGTACACGATGTTCTTCACGCCCCGGATGTAGTGCGCTGCCTGCACGTCATAGCCGTATCGCAGCGCGTCACGCATGAACGCGTCGGTGCTGGCGTCCGCGCAGGTTTTCAGATCGGTCACGTCCGCGATCAGTCGGTTGCCATCCGTGTTCCATTTCATCGCGTCCAGCTTGCACTTGCATTCCATCCCGGTCGCGTCATCCGTCCAGAGAATGGGCAGTTCCGTGTGCGCGGCGTTGAGCAGATTAAATGCGAAAGGATTGCTGTTGATCTGTCGGGACATGCTGACCAGCATATCCATATCCTCTGCGGAGATGGGTTCCTGTCCTTCGTGCAGGCTTGCGACGAAGCCGTTGTATTCATCCCGTCCCGCTTTGGTTCGTCTGTCCACGTTCGGCGCGATGCGGTAGTGCTTTTCAAACTGTTCTGGTTCCAGCACCCTCATATGCAGCGCCCGTCCGAAGAAGAGCGCCGCCGTGTCTTCCGTCGGGTGTTCCATTGCCCATTTGTAGTGCAGCGGACTTTTCCGCATCAGCCACAGTGTGGACTTGTTCACGGCGGGATAGGCGCGATATTCCGGCTCGGTCATGTCGGGGCATGTGCGTCCGTTGCTCACGATTCATCCCCTCCGTACAGCTCGTTCATGTAGGAGGTGAAATCCTCCCACCGGTATGCCGTCACGAATTTGTAGACTTTCTTATCCCACTCCGTCCGATCGATGCCATTGCGCACATAGCTGTATATCACGCTCGGATCAACGAACATCAGATCAAGGAAGTCCTCCTCCATCTCCGCAGCGTGGATGAAATCTTCCAGTGCCGGGCTGCCTGTAAACACTTCTCCGCTCCATTTCGGCTCTGCGTGGAGCCGGTCGTACTCCTCCTGCGCACCCACGACCAGCCCGTTCTCCACGGAGCTCATGAGATTGCCTCCAAGGCATCATCTTTCAGACCGATGTTGTCCGTGAATCGCTGCTCCGCTCGGCTGAACCCGTGGCACATCATGTGTTCGCCGTCGATGGACTTTATTTCCACGAAGTCCCCTGGCTGTACGATGGCTGTGCCGAATATGTTCTTCGCTTCCCGCACGACCTTACAGACCATTCCGGGCTTGAACTCGCTCCGGCTCTTCTCTGGCTTGGTTTCCAGCCCGATCAGCCGGTCGAACGCGATCTTCGCGCCGGTCTCAAAGTCGAACGTGTCCTTGTCGGAGCACTTGGCCGTAGCCTGCCTGACGGTTTTCTTGCCGTCTATCAGCCGGGCCTTGGTTTCCTTGCCGTCAGTTGTGATAACAATAACGGGGTACTTTGGTTTCACGACCTCGAAGCGGCTTGCTCTAATCCATGCGCGATCACCATTTCTCAGTCTGATCATAACGGGAAAGTTGTCATCGTCCTCATCGACGCGCGTTATTTCGGCGATATCTCCTTTAGCAAAACAGCCGAAAGACTCTGTTAATCTGACTTTCTGTCCGACGTGGTATTTTGCGGGCATTTTTGTTTTCTCCTCATAAGCAACAATGTCATCATTGTGAAGCCAAAGTTTAGCAGATGATTCGTTCGTAACTCCCTTGTACTTCATGCGCGACTGCGGATGAAATGTATCGACCTCAACGATCGTGAAGATGTCACCAACTTTATAATAGTGGTATGGTTCGGTTGAAACACTGATAACCTGTACCTTATCTCCTACCTTGAATCTGTTATCCATCGTTCTTCCTCCTTTTTCTTTCCGTTATGATTCTGTTTCCATATATCTTTCCGCAACCTCATGTTGGATGATCCCGTCCTGAGCCAGGTGGTTCAGCCACCCCTTGATGTCCGGTACGACCGTGCCTTTCTGGCTTCCGTCCTTCTGGGTTTCCCATTGATACTTCGTGTATCTCGGCCCCTGATACAGTCCGTCCGGCCCGAGCAGTCCCTTCGACTTTGCGCGTTCATAGGCCGCCTCCCGGTCTCTTTCGCCCCGCTCTCGACCCTTGAAGAACGGACAGCATCCCGTGTTAGGGTCTACCATGCACTCTGACAGCGCGTTGCAGCAGTACGATTCCGCCATTTCCGAGAAGAAACTGTTTGCGCACTTGCTGAACGCGCATCGAATCAAACCGTTTGCCATTGCTTTTACGCCTCCCTCATTCCGCGGAATCAATAAAGCAAGTATGCGGTTTCATCCCCATTTGCTTCATCTCTTCAACCACATCCCGGAGCGTCTTGTGGCAATCCGAGCTCGCCAGCCAGCGCTTGCACATCTTCCCGGCGTCGTAGCTGTTGATTGCGCCCCACACCCGGCAGAGCCGTTCCGAATCAATCATCGTGGTCACGCCGTTCCCGCCAAGCTCATGCCGCATGACCGCGCACTCCGCTTCGTGATCCTCCACGTATCTCAGCGCCATGTCCTCTGTGATCTGGCTGATCAGCCGATGGTCCTTCATACTCTGTGTCATGATTCCGTTTCTCCTCTTTTTGTGTCGCTATGATTCTGCCAGGACTGTCCTTTCATCCAGGCAATAAACCCTTCCCGCGGAATTTTTACCCTGTTCCCGATCCGGATGTAGGGGAACGGCAAGGTCCCGTTCTTCGCGTCGATCCGAATCGCGTGCGGATGACATTTCAGCACCGAAGCCACCTCCGCTGGAATCAAGAACGCTTTGTTTGATTCCTTCACTTCATGAAATGTCACGGCGTACCACCTCCAGCTATTTCTCATGGAATGTCACGGCGTACCACCTCCAGCTATTTCTCATGGAATGTCATGGCGTACTCCTCCAGCTATTTCTCATGGAATGTCATGGCGTACTCCTCCAGCTATTTCTCATGGAATGTCATGGCGTACTCCTCCAGCTATTTCTCATGGAATGTCATGGCGTACTCCTCCAGCTATTTCAGGATTTGCTCGTTCTCCGTTCCGACGCCGAGGATCGTCTTGTAGACACCGTTCACGGCCCGGATTTCGATGTCGGTTCCCTCGGCCTTCCAGCGCTCATTCAGCCGCTTAACCAGCCGCTTCACGTTCTCTGCGCTGGGCCGGAGCTTGATCGCCTTGCGGCACATGATGATGCGGTACGCCTCCTCCAGCGTGTAGCCGGTCGCGCTGGCCGCGATGCCGCACTGTCTGCGCCACCGCTCGACGTTCTCCCGCGCCGTGCCGGCCGCCCGCATGATCTCCGCCGTCGTGTACCGATCCTCCCCGGAGCGCACGATCTTCGGGATCGCCGTCAGCCCATATTCGCTCATGCCTTTTCACCTTTTTTCTGTCATTGTTGCCGGTTTTGTCTGCCTTGGCCGGTTGTCCTGCGCGCTACGGCGCGGCTCGGCCGGTTTTCAACTGTTTCATCAGCGCGTCGCACTCCTCTCGGATGCTTTCTGCGCTCACCCGCGCCCGGCGGTAGTTCTCCCAATGATCCATGCGCAGTTCCTTCCGGGCCAGCCTTTCCCACTTGCCCCGCTCCAGAATCAGCGCGCGCAAACGAAAAGCGACGGCTATACTCAGCACAAAGTCCTGCTCGTCCATCGCTCTTCACCTCCGTTCTTTGTGTGTACGGAAACATCTGATTTCCGCGTTCTTCGGCGCGCTCGCATCCGAACCGCTCTGGAACCTGCTGAAAGCGCTGGTCAAAGCCGTAACCCGGCCCTGATGAGCAGCCCGGCGATCAGGGCGAGGATGAACCAGCAGATCACCCTGAACATGCTCCGGTCTCTCAGTTCGTCCTCCAGCCGTTCCCTCGTTTCCAGCCGCGCAATCTCCTCCGGCGTCAACGATCCGCTCCTCACCGGCTGTCTTTTTTTCTCTCTCATTCGTCATCCTTCTCTTAGTTCTTTTGTGAGATCTTCACGTTTCGTGTAGTTCATTGTCAAAAAATAAATCGTCGACGCGCACATTGTAATACGACGCGAGCTTGATCTTGATTTCATCCCGCGGGATGCGCTGTCCAAGCTCATACATCGTCAGGGCACTTGCGCTGATGCCGATGCTGTTCGACACGGTTTCAATCGTTGCGTTTCCTCTCAGTGCGCGCAACTTCATTCCAATGGTCTGCCTATCCACTTGCTCACCTCCTTTGTTCGTTGTGAAGAATATCACGATTTGTGAAACTTGTCAATACACGTTTTGTGATGTTTCACGAATTGTAAAGTTTTTAATTTAATTGTAACATTTTCACGTTTCGTATTGCGGATTGTCACGTTGTGTGATATTATCAATTTGAGGGGGTGTTCCCGTGGGCCGTAAAGAAGAAGTCGCGCAGCGTCTGCGAATAATGCGAAAATCGCGAGGTTATACACAAAAAGCGCTTGCGTCCTTAATGGGAATTTCGCCGTCTTCCATCTCTATGTATGAGACCGGAGAGCGGGAGCCTGATTTTGAGACGCTGGAATCCTTTGCAGATGTATTCAATGTCAGCATGAATGACATTATCGGAGACGACATCATTGAAATCGAAACAGCGTGCGCCGACATTGGCGAGACGATTCCTGTTCTGACCGCCCCGGATGGAATGAAGGACGTGGATGATATGAACAGACTTGAAGCAATGCACAAAAGCCCGCGACTCCAGCTGTTGTTTGACTGTCAGCGCCGAATGTCAGACCATGACATCGAACTAATGTTGAAGATAGCAGACCGCATTCTGAAGTCCTACGATCATGATTTGGAGAGTGACAGATGAAACGCCCAAACGGAGCCGGGAACGTCTACAAACGCGGCCAGACGTGGACAGCACGGGTCGTGGACCACTACGTCACCGTGGAGGGGAAGCTTCGTCCGGTCTGGAAGACCAAAGGCGGATTCAAAAAGAAGAGCGACGCACTGCTCTACATCCCGAAGCTCATCGATACCACCCCCAGCGCGATCAAGAAACCCCCAACCCTTGAGTCGTACTGGCTGGCCTATGAGCGGGATGACCTCCCACACCTGTCCACCAGCAAGCAGGTCGCCTACCGCGGCGCGTGGAAGAAGCTGGACGGCATCGCGCACTATTCCGTGGACAAGCTTACCGTCGGTCTCCTCCGCGACACGATCAACAGGGTCGCGACTTCCTATTATACGGCCCGGGACTGCAAGGTCCTGCTGAACCACCTATTCGCTCTCGCCGCCGCGGACGGATGGGTGTCCAAGGACCTGCCTTCCTTCATCACGCTTCCAAAGCTGGTCGAGAAGGAGCGGGAGGTCTTCACCGCGGAGGAGCAGGAAGCCCTCTGGAAGCTCTACGAGAAAGGCGATCTTGATGCCGCCATCCCGCTCGTGATGATCTACACCGGACTCATGCCCGGCGAGATGATGGTCCTGAAGACGGAGCATATCAATCTCGAAAAGAAAACCATCTTCGGTATCGGCATGAAGACCAAGGTTCGCCGCGAGTCGGTCGTCTACCTCCCGGACGATGTCGTCCCGGTGCTGGAAGATCTGATCGCCGCCGCTCAGCCGTCAGGCTACCTCTTCAAACGTGTCGAGAGGGAGTGGTACGAGCGTTACTACAGCGCATTGGAGAAGGCCGGATGCCGCCGCCTGGAGCCGTACTGCTGCCGCCACTCCACCGCGACCCGCCTGGCCATCTCCGAGGGCGTTGCACCGCAGACCATCCAGCGCATGATGCGGTGGAGCAGTACCAAGATGCTCGACCGCTACGCGCACCCGGACTCGGACGACCTCCATGCCGCGGCCAACGTCCTCCGCCGCAAGCAGGACAAGCAGGACCCGCCAGGCCAGCCGGAGCAGCCAGACGAGCCAGACCCGCAAACCGACCCCGAAACCGCCTGACCCGGACCCGTCCCGGTTTATAACACGTTTATAACAAGCGCCACGTAAACCCGCATAAAACATAGCTTCTCAGTACCCCTGCTAAGGGAGTAGTCGGGTTACACCGAGCCCGGGTTCAAATCCCGGCTTCTCCGCACAAGCCCTTGTAAACACTACGTTTACAGGGGTTTTTCATTGTTGATGAAAAGCTGAAAATACCACAAAATATGGCAGAATATTTTCTGGTTTATAACACGGTTTATAACAAAAAAACCGCTCCGGATAACCAGAGCGGGGCGATACAAACATTAGATTATCGCCTATCCCAATACGGATCAATGTACTCCATCGGATATCGCCCGGACGGCCAGTCAGGATAGCCGTAGCTACGCGTATAGCGTCCGGTCCGCGGGTCGCGCCGCTGGGCATAGGAACGTCCACGTCCATCCCGATAGCGGCCATCAGCCCCGGATTCCTCGTCTTCCCACTCGTCCTGCGCGTCATGCATGGCATGGTAAGTTTCAGCGGATTTCAGCGCATGGTACAGCATGTCAGCTTTCTTCGCATCCTCGATGTTCATCTCTCCGGGTTGGCTGGCATATTTCTTGTCCAGCCGTTCCAGCTCTTCGCACATGATCTTTTCCAGGTTTTCATAGCGCTTCGACATTTCGATTCCCTCCCATCAGGCAATTCTCGACACGGTGAGATTGGCGTTCTGCACATTGATTTCTGGCGCAACGCCGCCAGGTGCGGCAGGCGCGGAGACGTTCTCAACCGCGATGGTGTAGCAGCATCCAAACGGAACTCGGATAATCGCCGTAGACGTGACGTTGAAATACTCATCCACAGCAGCGGGTGTTACAATGGCCCGGCTTGTCTGGATCGGTTCACCATCAATCGCCAGGGAGACCGCAATTGGCCCAACTGCGGCCGTGTCAGGTAGCGCGATGTTCGCGTTGAACGTCACTTGATAGGACGCATACCGAGCGCACGGATTGTTGACGACACCTTTCAACGTGATAATGCCAGACCCGTTCCGATGCAGGACCAGGCCACGATTGCACGGGATGGAATCGTTCAGCAGGACATTCTGGTTCGGCTCGACAAGCTGAACCGGATTGTATACATATTCAGCCATTTGAAATCTCTCCTTATCAAAATCAGAAGAATCAACCTCTGAAGATGCCCGCCCCACTTGGAGGCGGGCAAGATGATTCATTGTTCTTTACGCCGCGTATCCGCCGCATCCACAGCCAATCTGACCGCTGCCGCAGGTGAAAATCGGCTGGCTGCCATAAACGGGCTGCGCAGGAATCGGGCAACTACGGAGTTCACCGATGATGCTTTCACGGATCTGCGCGGTCTGCGCGTTCTGACTTGCGGCCATATTCGCCATGTTCAGCTGGTTCTGGAGACCGACGTTCTCACGCTGGGCCTGTGCGAGCTGATTCTTCACGCCGTCCAATTCAAGCTGGCACAGCTTATCGAGGACTTTCTGATTGTTGTCGTCGCAGTTGGCGCGAGTCGCCGCAGCCTCCGCCGCCATCGTGTATTTCAGATCAGCCACGCCGGCGTTCACACCTGTGAAGCCCGCTGTATTGGCGGTCTGCTCCGCGAAGGACCGGTTCAGGCTGGCGATTTCGTTGCCGTAAAGCTGCTGGGCAATCGCGTTCTGAGCGCCCGTGATCGCCGCGGTGGTGCCGGCAAAGCCGCTGCACAGCGCCGTCTGGACATTGCCAAATCCAGTTGTGACCGCATTGTTGATGCCGTTGATACCGCTCATGATCGCGCTCTGGTCGAAGCCGCGCTGGATGTCGTTGTTGGTGTTGACCTGACCGCCCATCATCCACGGGAACATCCCGCCGAACCCGCCGCCAAAGCCGCCACCAAAGCCATTGCCCCAGCCGCCAAGCGCCACAAGCAGGATGAGCAGCCACCAGGCACCGTTGTCACCGAACATTCCGCCGTTGCCGCCGTAGCCATAGACCGGAGCGACCGGCATGTACATTCCGTTGTTTTCAGAAGTCATGTGAATCTATTCCTTTCGTATGATTTATAACTACCGTCTATGCGCACTTGACGGAGGTTATCTGATTAGTGTCGCATCATTCCGGCAAGCTGGTTCGCCATCTGAACCATCTGCGGATTGACGCGGCCGGTCTGTTGAAGCCAGTTCATGATCTGATTCGGGTCGTTCGCAATATTGGCCGGAACGCCCGGAAGATACTGGCTGACAAACTGCTGCGGGTTTTGTGTGCTCTGCATGATCTGTTTTGCCCGTTCTATGGCCGCTTGAAGGTTATTGATGGGGAAACTGTTTGCCGGACCCATCTGCGGCTGAGAAGGGCCATTCTGTGTGTTTACAGGCGTGTTTGGAGTAGACCCGTTCAGTGCATTAAACAGCGGATTCATTCTTTGTCCCCCTCTTGGTCGGCGTGCTCTGCGCCATCGCTTCGGTCACGGTCGCGCGGATCTCTTCCTTCATCCGTTCCAGGTCATCCTTGGTTGCATAGTTTGCGGCTTCTCTGGCGGCTTGTTCGCCAGACGGAAGCGCCATAGTCCCAGATGCCTGCATGGGGGCCTTCGGTGCCTCGTCCATCGTGTAGTGAACTTTTTGCAGCGGATTCGGCATTCCCATCTGGTTTGTCGATTTCAGGTAGATGATCGTGTCATTGGTGTCCCACAGCGGGAGCGGCGTGTTTGCCGGCCATCCCGTCGGGAGCTGGAACGCTTTTGCACCAACCTCGCCGTCCACCCAGAGGATGCCCGTCATGGACTGCTGTGTTGCGGCGTAATTCGCAGATGGCTGTTGGCTGTACTGCGGCTGATTCTGCTGCGGATACGCCTGCATATAACTATTTGCAGCGTATGGATATGCGTTATAGGATGGCATCGTGTTGTAGTTCATGGTGGTTTCCTCCTGTGATGATTTTTATTTCACGACCCAGAAATACGATGGAATTTCATCGCCTGAGTCCCATGAATCGAAGTAGTCCCCGTCGATCACGGCGACGGCGTGCTCTCCCGTCCCGATGATGTAGGTGCCGACCGGACATCGCCGGCAGAATGCGCGGACCGTGAGACAGTTCCGGCAGGCGTCTGAGATCAGCATGGGTTTGAATCCGATGTCATACAGGTACTTTCCCCAGACCGCGTTGACAGACGGCATGTTGCACTCTTCCCGTCCGGTCAGGCAGATCGCGTCATACACCTCGTACCAGTCCTGCCCGGTTGCAATGGCGATGGCACGGACAACGCAATCCGGGACTTGCTTACGCTTTGGGTTTGGATTGCATTTCCGCCACATTCCATGCCGCCTCTTTTTCTGAAATCTCCACGTATCGGTCGAGCGTTTCCTCCCCGATAAATGCCGTGACGATCAGGATTGTCATGTCCGGTATTCCCAGCGCTTTAAGCCGTCTTACGCAGTCCATCGGTCAGTCATCCTCCCTTCCGATGGGTAAATCATCGCAAACTACGCGCTGAATGAACAGGAAGCAACCCAGAAGATTTCGGGTAATAAAGTGGAAGTTTTGTGGAAGTTTCGCGAAAGCCCCAAAAAAACAAAAAAAAGAGCCGGCTCATTGCAGCCAGCTCAAAGCACTAATATTGACCTTTTAATTTTCAACTCGTTTTGTTAAGTTCCAAAAATGAAAAACCCGGCCTGTTTCAGCCGGGATAGTGGCGGAATAGCTTGTCCTCGCTCTTGCGGATGATCGTGCCAATCTGTCTTGGTGTCAATCCAAACGCATCCGCAAGATCCTCATAGGTATCTCCGTGAATCATCCAGCGTTTCAGAATCATGCGGTTTCGTTCCGATTTCCGGTCGCCGATGATCCATTGTTCAATGAGCCGTTCGATCTCGTCCCTCGGTACAGAATCGGTCATCTCATATGCGCGGTCCAGCCGTGAGAAAATTCCGCTCATTTCTTGACACGCCCTGTCCCATTGCAAGTAGAGCACTTCTTGTAGTTCGTGCCTTTCCCGTACTTACGGCGTCGAATCGTAATCACTTGCTTCGCCTTCGCCATAGTATCTCACCTCG